AAATAGAGAATAGTTTCTACCTTTGTGTCCTAGTTTTTTGTTTACTCCTCTAAAACTCATTAGTCCAATATCCTCTTTCCTAAATACAATATTATCTTGAGTATATAACTCCATTCTTTTACAAAACTCTCTGCTATTAGGAGACTTTCTTAAAGGCATATAAGCATATCTTACTTTAAATATTCCCCTGTCTTGTTTTGACTTCTTACTAGGAGCAGCGTTTATATCAGCTAAATTAGCTAAATTAAAGTCCTTTTCCGAGTCTTTTACCTCTTCGGAATGTATAAGCTCCCAATCGTCAGAGATGCGCTCTCCTAGAGCCTCTAATTGCTCTAACATGTCGTCTCCTTCCTCATCAGTAAAGTCTGTTACTTCATCTGAGCTTAATTTCTCACCTGTTTCTTCTTCTCTCTTAACTCTTGTGGAGATATTGTCTAGCTCTGTAAACTCAATCGGTTGTAGGGTTACAAAGTATAAATTCAAGTATATCTTGTTAAAGTTTAGTATGTCATTAATACCTTCGATAATTCCTTCTTGGAACGGTCTAATAACAATATTGTCCATCAATATAGAAGCAGTTCTTAACTCCTCTGCGTTATTCCCAAACCCTGTATTGTCTTTTATACCTAATAGAATAGGAGATACAATACCATGTCCTAACATAATCTTTTCTCTGCTCTCATCAGACAAGAACTGATACTGCGCATGAGCATCTGGTAAGTGAATAGGTTCTAGGTCTGCTTTAGTTTCTATAGATTCGTTAAATGCTAAAATAAATTTACCTGCATTAGAACTGCCACTAAATTTATCATATATTTTTCTTTCAATAATCTCTTGAGTTTCCTCATTAGGAATCCCATTGTTAAAGTTTATAAGTAAACTAGGTTGTAATCCTTGCTTTATGTTACTGATGTGATAGTTGCTTACTTCTTCTTCTAAAGAACAATATTGTAAACATCCATGATAATCAACAGGAGCATAATAATAAAAGCCACTTCTGTAAGGTTTAAATATATATAGCTCTGATGTTTCGCTTTTTGTACCGTTACCAAAAGTAGGGATTCTCTTAGGAGTATCACTAGGTTTT